ACACAAACTATGAACACAGAACAGGAATACCGCGCAGCTCTCAAGGCGCACGACTGGTACTACGACTACAGCGACGACTACACCGCCTGGTGTCGTGGCCGCGATGAGCGAGAAGCCCTTCGCACAGCTCGCAAGCAGCTCGACGCAGACGGCAAGATCTGGAACGAGTACGCACCTAAGCAATACACAGCAATCACAAAAACGGAAACATCAAAATGAAACTCTCGCACTACCAAACCCCACGCACTCTCGCTGACTGCACATTCGAAGTCGGCCACCCTGAAGCTCGCGGCGGCGAGCCCATGTTCGAAACCGTTGGCGGCTACATCCTGGCCGTCGCGATCGGTGTCGGCATGGCCTGCTTGCTCGTTGCGTGGTGGAGCAGCTGAACATGACCGCGCAGCACACACCAGGGCCGTGGCTTGCAAACCGCAGGTATGTTGAAACCAAAGACCAAACTATCTGCGAAGTCTTTGGCGGCAACAGGGAAGACGCTCGCTTGATCGCCGCCGCGCCGGAGATGCTGGAGGCGTTGGAATTTATCGCAGGCCAAGGCATGTCGATGTACGGCTCCTACGCATACATGATCGAGAAACTGCAAGACACAGCCCGTGCCGCCATCGCCAAAGCGACTGGGGGTGCAGCGTAATGCCACGCCCTGCCCCGCCAGAAGAACTCAAGCCCCGCTACATCCGCATGAGCGACACCGAGTACGAAAAATTCAAAAAGCTTGGTGGTGCTGAATGGCTCAGACGATTCATGGGCAGCAGGCCCGACACATACCACCAGGTATTCCGACGCCTTGACCGCGATCGGCCAATCAAGTCTTACGAAGACTGATGCGAATTTCACAATCCCACGACGGCCTCAACTTTTAAGGAAATAAAAATGGCTTTTGATCTCTCCTCCATATCGCGCACAAAGCGCATGCGTGCCCCCAAGATCGTCATCGCCGGCCCCGGCAAGATCGGCAAGACGACGTTCGCATCTATGGCGCCCAACGCGATCGGCATCTTGACCGAGGACGGCGCCGACGCAGTCGATGCGTCTGCCTTCCCGCTGGCCACCACCCTGGCTCAGGTCTATGAGGCCATCACCACCCTGCTCAACGAGGAGCACGAATACCAGACGGTCTTCGTTGACTCGCTTGACTGGCTCGAGCCGCTGATCCACGCGCACGTCTGCGCCCAGAACAAGTGGGCCAGCATCGAGGCTGCAGGTTATGGCAAGGGCTACATCGCTGCAGCCGATGAGTGGCGCACGCTGCTCAACGGCCTCGAGGCTTTGCGCCAGACGCGCAACATGGCCGTGATCTTGATCGCGCACGACAAGATCAAGCACTTCGAGTCACCACTGCACGACGGTTATGACCAGTACGTCTTGAAGCTGCACGACCGCGCTGCAGCTCTTGTCCAGGAATGGGCGGACGTCATCGGCTGGGCCAACTACCGCATCGTGACCACGCAGTCAGACGCCGGCTACGGCAACAAAGAAACAAAGGCCCGCTCAACGGGCGATCGAATTCTCCATGTCGAACCTCACCCCGCTCACATGGGCGGCAACAGGTTTGGCCTGAAGAACATGAAGCTCGACTGGGCTGATTTCGCTGCGGCTTTGACCGCGTCACAAAACTGAAACTAGGAACTTTTCAAACATGGCACTCATTAACTTCAAAGCATCTGCAATCCAGATCGAAGAACGCTCCAACTCATTCGGCCCCCTGCCCGCAGGCGAGTACGAAATGATGATCGTGAAGTCGGAAACGAAACCAACCAAAGCCAACACCGGCCACTACCTCGAGCTCGAGATGCACGTCATCTCTGGCCAGCACTCTGGCCGCCGTCACTGGGAGCGCTTGAACCTGGACAACCCCAATCACCAGGCCGTGAAGATCGCCCAGGAGTCACTGGCCAAGCTCTGCATGGCCATCGGCATCGATGACGTCGAAGACAGCGAGCAGCTGCACGACCAGCCCTTCGTGGCTGAGATCGGCATCGACAAGAAGGACGAGACGCGCAACGTAATTTGGGGCTACCAAGGCATCGGCGGCCACATCAACAACGCCAAGCCTAAGGCTCCCGCGGCGCCGGCTGCATCAGCTGCACCTGCAAAGGCTGCAAAGCCCTGGGGTTAAACAACGGGGCCGCTGCCTCTGGGGGTTCCCGGAGGACCGGAACAGCGGCCCCACCTTTAAGAACGAGAGAACCATGAAAACCATTCAAGCATTTCAAACATCGGACGGTCGCATCTTCGAAACAGAGATGGCGGCTTCGCAATACGAATACCAAATTTCAGTCAAGCGCGGCATGGAAGATTTTTTCAATTCGCCTTACTGGGGTTTCACCAACAAGAACTACAAAACGCAGGCGTTGAGATTCATTACCAAGTGGGAAGAATGGAAAGCCGCACACCATGAGGGCAAACAAGATGGCACAGATTCCTGAGTCCCAACACACGACCAGCGCGGCAATCATTCGCTGGTACGAATCAAAGCCGCAGGAGCACCGCCCTCACATGGGCGCGTCCCTGATCGGCCATAGTTGCGACCGCTACATCTGGCTGACCTGGCGCTGGGCGCTCAAGCCTGAATTCGAAGGCCGCATGCTCAGACTGTTTGGCGTTGGCCAGGCTGCCGAGGCGCGGTTCTTTGAGGAGCTGCGAGGCGCCGGCGTCCAGGTCTGGGACGTGGACCCCGAGAGCGGTGATCAGTGGCGCGTGCATGCCTGCGATGGCCACTTCAGTGGATCACTGGACGCGGTCGCAAAGGGATTGCCAGAGGCTCCAAAAACTGCAGCTGTTGTGGAATGTAAAACCCACAACGACAAGTCATTTAAGACGCTGCTCTCCAAGGGCGTGAAGGGCGCAAAGCCGCAGCACTACGATCAAATGATCGTCTACATGGGCCTGATGGATCTCGATCGCGCCCTGTACATGGCCGAGAACAAGAACGACTCAGCGGTCTACACCGAGTGGGTCCACTTCGACAAGGTCCGTTTCGACCAGCTGATCGATCGCGCCAAGCGACTGATCGAGATGCCAGCGCCGCCCTGGCGAATCAGCACCGACGCGAACAACTTCGAATGCAAATACTGCTCGATGTGGAAGCACTGCCACGGCGGCCTGGCTGCCGAGGCGAACTGCCGCACCTGCTGCCATTCCTCACCCGTTGAGAATGCGGCATGGCATTGCAAGCCTCACAACAAGCAGCTGTCAAACGAAGACCAGATCAAGGGCTGCAACATCCACCTGATGATCCCTGACCTGGTCCCCTACGCGGACGCCCAGGACGGCGGCGAGAACTGGATCGCCTACAAGCACAAAGAGAACGGCCTGCACTTTGTCAACGGCCCCGAGGGCATCAAAGAGTACGGCGCGACGTTCAGCAGCAAGGAGCTGCACAACTGCCCAGGCTCACTGATGGCCGAGGTGATCGCGCACAAGAACGAGTTTCCTGTGAGCACCGTCGAGTCAGGTGACGTTAAGTCCATCTGGGACGACCTGGCCACTCACCCCGACGACATCCCAGTCAAGCCAGACAACCCGACCAAGCGCGAGGCTGCCAAGAAGATCAAGAGCGCGGTCAAGGTGATGGAGGCACTCAAAAAATGATCCATTGGCTTTGGCTAATTCCCGCGCTGATGGCCGGCGCGTTCGTAGGTTTTCTCACGATGGCCTTGTGTGTGATGTCGCGAGGCCACGATGAAGGAACTGATTGAACGCGTGCGCGGCCACATCGAGGAGATCGGTGACTGCTGGGAGTGGACTGGCGCGATGCAGTCCAACGCCCCCACGCCGACGATGAACTACAAGGGGCGCGTCGGATCGGTGCGCCGCTTTCTTGCAGAGGCCCAAGGCAAAGCCATCAAAGGCAAGCTGGTCACCTGCAAGTGCCGCAACGAGCTGTGTGTGAATCCTGATCACCTCCTGGTGGTGACGCGCAAGCGCCTCCAGGAGATGGTCTCGAAGGAACGCAACTACACCAGCAACCCCGTCCGCATGAAGAAGCTGGCCGACAAGGCCAGACAGCACAGCAAGCTCAACGCCGAGCTGGCCGCGGAGATCCGAGACGCCGAGGGCACGCAGAGAGCGATCGCTGCGCGTTACGGCATCACCCAAGCCACGGTCAGCGTGATCAAGCGCGGCAAGACCTGGCGCGACTACTTCAACCCATTCATTCAACTCATAGGAGGGCTCAACAAGTGAGCTTCATCATTGGAATAGACCCAGGCGCCTCGGGCGCAATCGCCATCATCGAGGACACCGGCAAGCTGGTGCATGTCTTTGAGATGCCCGCTGTCGAGGTCGTCGTGGGCGGCAAGGCCAAGCGCCGCGTCTCGCCCGAGATGCTGGCAGCCGAGCTCGAGCTGTACGCCTACCAGGGCGCCAAGGCCGTCATCGAGCAGGTGGGCGCCATGCCTGGCCAGGGCGTCACCTCAATGTTTGCCTTCGGTGAGTCCTTTGGGCTGGCCAAAGGCGTCCTGGCGGGCCTGAAGATCCCCACGACTACCGTTACCCCTGGCAAGTGGAAAAAAGCGCTCCAGCTCAATTCTGGCAAGGATGGGAGCCGCGCTAAGGCTGCCCAGATCTGGCCGGCGTCAGCTGGTGAGTTCAAACGCGTGAAAGACGACGGCAAGGCCGAGGCTGCCCTGATCGCCTACTGGGGGAGGAGTGTGCCAATTTAATCCGGGTATTGCTTTTGTTGTTTGATGTTGCGATAATCTCACCAACCACGAAACACGAACTAGGAACGAGGCAACACATGGCAATCAAACTACGCGGCGACACCTACTGGATCGACGTCATGATCAACGGCAAGCGCGTGCGCGAGTCGCTCAAGACGTCCGACAAGAAGCAGGCCCAGGAGCTCCACGACATCCGTCGTGCCGAGCTCTGGCGGTCAGGCGCCCTCAAGGAGAAGCCCAAGAAGACCTGGAACGACGCCACCGACAAGTGGAAGATCGAGAAGGCCGGCAAGCGCTCCATCTCTGACGACGAGGACAAGATCCTCTTTCTCAAGCCAAAGCTGGGCAGCAAGCTGCTCACCGAGATCGATCGCGACCTGATCGAGGAGGCCATGCCCGAGGGCGTCAAGCCGGCCACCAGGAACCGCTACCGCGCCCTGATCCGCGCCATTTTCCGCGCTGCCCAGATCGACTGGCAGTGGATCGACACCATCCCAGGCTTTCGCAAGGAGGAGGAGCCTACCCGTCGCGTCGCATATTTGACACGCGAACAGGCTGAGGCCGTGATCGCAAACCTCCCGGTAAAGTACCGGTGTCCGGTCCGTTTCGCTTTGCTCACCGGGTTGAGAAAAGCCAATGTCTTTGGCCTGCGCTGGGAGAACGTGAACCTGGAGACGGGCATGGTGATCGTGCATGCGGACGAGGCGAAGGCCGGCGAGCGCATCCTGGTCCCGCTTAACAAGCAGGCGCGTGAGCTCCTGGCGGCCTTCCCAGAGCCCCGTGAAGGCCTTGTATTTCAATGCCCTGTGCGGATCTCCCCCACTACCTGGGCGAACGCTACAAAACGCGCTGGCGTGCCCTGGTGTCGCTTCCATGACCTGCGCCACACCTGGGCCAGCTGGCACGCGATGGCCGGCACGCCGATGTCAGTGCTCCAGGAACTGGGCGGCTGGCACTCCGCTGAGATGGTCCGCAAGTACGCGCACCTGTCGCCTGAGCACCTGGCCGCGGCTGCCGAAAAGGTGACCTTCTAATGTCACGTTTTTGGCACATTCTGATTTCGAGCGGGGCGGGAAGCTCTGTATCTCTTTGATTTCTTTGGAGGCGGGGGTCGGAATCGAACCGGCGTACGCGGATTTGCAGTGCGACCGGACAAAAAAGTGCCCTGATTTCTCAGGGCACAGAGGTAATGGCAACTGTCTACGGCACAAGTCCGCGGCACAATTTTGGCACAGTCATTTGTCCTCAGTTTCCAGCGCGCTGAGGAACAAAGCCTTCTCTGCCTTGCGCCGTTTGACCAGGCCCGGCAATTCTTTGCCGCCTCCCCTGGTCCACTGCATGAAGGCCTCCGCGGCGCCCTCCCAGTCCTGGCGCCCGATCTTCATCCGAATAGTGGAACGCTGAAAGTTTCCCAGCCCGGCATTGAACGCAAAGCTGGTACACGCGTCGAAAGCGCCTTGGTTGCCATCCAGATTGGGAGCAAGTCGTAGAACACCGCGCTCAAAACTAGCGATGTCGCTTGCGAATAGCGCATCGATCTCTTGCTGACTCCAAACACGACTGTCCTCCGGTCTCAGTGGGTATTCCTTGCGGATCATTGGGCTGTGAATTTCCTTCACGCGCACCATTGGCAGCCTGATCTGCTCCTGGTAGAGCACATGCCCCCAGCCGATCGTCCAGATGTGCGCGGGGCATAGGTAGGGCCGGTTTCTGCAGCCCTCGTACTGGTGCATGAGATCTGCACCGGCCTTGCTCAACTTCACTTCTTGCTCCAGCTGCGTGAGCCGAACCAGAAGCCGATGATCCCGCCCAGCATGGCCATCTCATCGCTGCTGAAGATGATGTCCGAGGCGCGGATCAGGTCGTCAATGCTGCCGATCAGGTTTGGGTGCTCGTAGATGTAGAACGCGATCCAGGCGTTGATCGCGCAGAGCTCGAGCACGAAGATGTAGGTCACGACAGGCCGCACAGTGCCCACAAAATTGACGACCCAGGTGCTGGCTCGCTCCAGGACCTTCTTGTCGTGGTCATACGCGGCCACTGTCATCTGCGCGTCGGTCTGCATGGCGATCTGATCGGTGCGGATCTCCTCGACCTTCTGCTGCGCTGCAAAGCCCTTGGCCGCCAGCTCGAGCTCGCGCTCTGTCTGTACCCTGGCTAGCGCCAGCTCATGCTTCTGGTCCGCTTTGTTTTGGAAGAAGTCCAGGAGCTTGGGAAGGCCTGAGATCAGCAGGCCACCGAGGGTTGAAAACAGAGACAGCATTTTTAAAGTCCAATCTTTCCAAGTAGCAAATTCACAATCCTGTTTGACAGGTCGTCAGGCAGGAACCTCAAGAAACCTAAGAACCACCAGGCAGCCCAGCCGTAGCAAATGATTTTGCAGAACAGGTTGAATTGCTTTTGGTACTCATTCATCGCCCGCAGCGGTGAGTGGTTGCGCAGAAGTCCATCAGCTCATTGACGCCGACAAACACGAGAAACAAGACCAGAAAAATGCCGCCGATCAGCAGCCCCATCTCGAGCTGCTCCTGCTCTTTTTCTTTGCGTTTCTTTTCTTCGGCCTTGAGCTTGCGTGCCTCATGCGCGTCGTCTGCGTCCATTTGCGCCTGGCGCTGCTTGATCTTTGCCCAGACGTCGGCGCGGCCCGTTGCTTGAAACAACAGCATCAGCTCTGCTTCAAATCGCTTGGCCTCGTCCAAGGCCATCTCGATCTGAAGGGCTGTGCCAAGGTTGGATTTGTTGCCGGATCTCTTTGCCTCGATCATGGCTTTGGTGGCCACGCTCTTGGCGTCAAACATCTTGCCGATCATCGGCGCCAAGCCAGCCAGGTCATTGGCGACCTTGCTGGCCTTCTTGACCATGCCAATGGCTTTTTGTAGCCCCTCCAGGGCGCTGATCGGATCAATCACGATGGCAGCCTCCACATGAAGACCATGACGTAGACCGACCACAGCACCAGGCCGCACAGGCCGGCTGCCGAGATGAAGGCAAGCAGCCAGTCCTTCATGCTGATCACTTAGGGAGGGAGTTGTGACCGGCAAGCCACATAAAGAGGCCGATCACTGCCGCGCCTGTGAGCCAGGCGAGCTTCTTTAAAACTGATTTGCCGACTTCTGTGTAGACCTTGTTTAAGGCGACCTCGGCAGCACGCTCCGCAATCGCCTCGATCTGGTCATCAGTCAGTGGTACTTCCTTCATCGCCCGCCCCTTCTTCATTCCTTGGGAGCTGGACCTCTGCCTGTGCGCGGATCTTGGCCGCAATGGGCCATGTGTTGGTGCTAGTCGGTAATGCCCCGATCGCGTCCAGTACCGCGTTGACTTCGTTCAGCTCGAGTTGAATTGAAATTTCCATTTGATTCTTTCAGTGGTTGTCGTGGGTTACTTTTTTAGTATCGCGGCGTGATTATCTCATCACGTTTGCGACGGCTTTGGGTACTTAGCTTTCACCGCAAGGCACGCATCGATGTATGCCTGCACCTGTGCTTGGTCGCCCTTTACCAAGCCGTCAATGTAGTCGGTGATGGGTGGGTATTCCGCTGCGCGGTCATATTGATACTGCCTTTTAGCTAACTCTTTTAACTGTTCAGCTTCATCAAATAAAGTAGTTTTCCAAGCAGCCATCTCTTCTTCTGTATAAGGAACTTGGCCTTCAGGTGTAGCTTTATATAAAATTGTCATAAAACTCCTTATGCTTTTATGCCGTAAAGTTTAAATGTTCCGTTCAACCAAGTTGATGCACCAGTACCGCCTCGATCTACAATAAGTATAGACAAGTTGGATGATCCGTTCACACCAATACCACCAGCATAATTTGCCGTCGTCATGTTCACTCCATCAGAGCCATAATCAAATGTTGCGCTGGCAAAAATTCCCACACCATATTGCCCAGCTGGTGGTTGTGTAATATCAATAATTAAAGAACCAGTAAGAACAGAGCCAACTACGTCTGTTGTTAAATAGAAATAACTAGTATTTAGCCTATTTACATATTGATTTGAAGTGTTTGGTGCATAACCACCCGAGTTATACCCGCTAGTTATTGGGGTTGTTGGTGTTGCAACTCGTATTGCTGGAATAATATTAGACGTACTAGTGTAAAAATTATTACAAACAATTCTGTATTGGCTATACGTACCGCTGTAAGAACCTATTGGTATAGAAGCAGAGGCCGCACCGCTTGCAGTAGTAGTACTAAGCAAAACCATGGCGCCACTAGAAGGCGTAGACCAAGATGGCGCAGCACCTGAGCCACCAGATGTCAGGACTTGACCGGATGTACCGTAGTTCGCGCCGCTCAAACCAAACGCGCCGGTGTTTGAAATGCGAAGGCGCTCAGTCGGTGCAGCAGCGCCGTCAGCAGTAGTTAGGAACGACAAGCGACCTGGCACATCGTTTGTGCCTGGAGTGCCGTCCGAGTAACCGATGATCCCGGAGGACTGCAAATAGCTTGTGCCGTCAAACGAGCGCCAAACGATGGCCCCAAGGGCGTCGCCGCTTTGAACGATTGCCCCAGCGCGGTCCTTATCAAACACGACATAAGACGCGTTGGGGTCGTTGGTCTTGTTGCGGTTAACAATCTGTGGGTAGTAACCGTCATTGGAGACCAACGCGATACCGGCTGACGTCACGTTGTCAGGTGTGGTCGTTCCGATGCCGACAGCACCAGTCGAAGACACCACAAACGGCGTTGCGTCGGCTGCCACGTCCTCGATGTACAGCGCATTGCCAGAGCCTGCCTGAGTGATGCTCAGAGCCGCGCTCGAGGTGTTGGCGCTGATGATCTGGTTGGTTGTGAACGTGTTGGCAGAGGCCAGCGCGGCATAAGACGACATGCCAGAGATGGTTTGATATGTTGCAGCAGCCGTTGCGCTTGTCAGGTATGAGCCCAGCGCGGTGTCGATGTAGCCCTTTGTGGCCGCGTCGGTGCTTGCCGATGGCGTTCCAAGACCAGTGATCTTGTTGGTGCCCATCGCGATGGCGCCGGTCATCGTTCCACCAGACAGAGCAAGGTAACCCGTCGCAGGCAGGTATGCAGTCAACCAGGCAGAACCTGTGTAGACGCGCATCTCGGACGCGGTGCTGTTCCAGTACAGGTTGCCGGCCACCAACGCGCCCCCAGTGTTGTTGGTAGAAGGATCAGAAGCCTTGCTGCCCAGGTACTGGTTGTTGAACGTGGTGTATGAGCTCGCGGCAGAAGTGGCAGAGCCAGCAGCAGCCGTAGCGCTCGACGCCGCATTTGTCGCAGATGTTGCAGCAGCTGACGCAGAGGACGCCGCAGCAGCTGCAGACGCAGCAGCTGTCGTCGTCGATCCAAAGATCGTGTCGATGTAGTTCTTGGTCGCAGCGTCCTGGGCCAGCGTAGGATCACCGAGGCCGGTGATCTTGTTTGTGCCCATTGCGATGGCGCCCGACATCGTGCCGCCGGTCAAGTTCAGCTTGAGCGCCAAAGCAGCGTCAACTTGGGCCTGTGTGTAGGCGTCAGTGATGCCAAAGCCGGCCAAGGTCGTTGGGTTTGTGCCGGCAGTCACGCGGCCCCACTGGTCAACAGTGACCGACTTGTAAGTCGATGCAGTCACGCCGGTAGTGGCCAGGTCGATCTCGTCTGAGCCGACGACGATGCGCGAGCTTGAGGCGGTGTTCACGTTGAGCGTGTTGCCGGTTTTGCTCATGCCCGTGCCGGCAATCACTTGGCCAGCGCCAGAGAACTGCTCAAACGTCACAGCTGTGACGCCCAATGTCCCACCTGGTGCAGATGTGCAGACCCAGCCGGTGTTGTCGTTGACTGTGCCGTCTTCGACAAACGTAAACGCGCCGACCAGCTCAGCCCATGTGTCAGCGTCAGTTGAACGCGTCCAGCTGCCTGCAGCCACAACGTAGATGCCGTTGTTGGCTGCTGTCGATTGATCCTTGACCAGCACGCGATCGCCTGCGATCACGGCCACGCCGTCAATCGTCTGAGCGCCTGACAGGGTGATGTTTGCAACCGTCGCAGCGCGGCAGGAGCCCTTGACATCGAGGCCCTGGGCAACGCTGTCAACGTAGGCCTTTGTGGCCGCGTCCTGGTCAGCCGTTGGAGTGGCCAGGCCTGTGATCTTGCTAGAGCCCATTGCAATGGCGCCAGACATCGTGCCGCCTGTCAGAGCCAGGCGAAGCGCGTCCTGCGCGTCAACGTAGCCCTTGTTGGCTGCGTCGCTTGCGTTTGTTGGGGTGCTGAGACCAGTGATGGTCGCGGAGCTGCCGGCAGTCATGTCCAGCGCTCCGGTAATCACGACGTCGTTGAACGTCGATGTGCCAGAGCCAGCCGTCACGTTGCCTGTGACGTTGCCAGAAACGCCACCCGTTGCGGTAAGAGCACCAGTCACGGCCAAAGTTGAGGCCAGGGTAGTCGCACCACCAACGGCAAACGTGCCGCCGACTGAGGCGTTGCCCACCGCAGTGAGGGCCTTACCGAAAGGAATGGTCAGGCCGACAGTTGAGAATTGGGCCGTGTTGACGCCTAGGACAGACATCCAGGTAGAGCCAGAGCCAGAGCGATAGAGGCCGGTGTTGGTCTCGTTTAAGTAGGACAGGCCAGGGCCGCTAACAGAGCCGTCAGCAATACGGAAAGGCGCCAGCATGCCGCCAGCGCCCGTGCGAGAGAGGGAGTTCGTCAGCTCGTTTGCCACGTCCTCCAGGGTCGTGTTGGCCCATTCGGCCTCGATCACGTCACCAGGGGTGACGGGGTTTCCTCCGGGTAGCGTGTAAACGCCTGAACTATTGCGTGGCATGTGCCTCTCCTATTACTGAGTGTCCATTTGAATCGCTGTCTGCGCCGCGTAGGGACGCAAGATCTCAGCGATCGTTTTCGGGTCCTTGGCTGCCATTATCTTTGCAGCCGTCTTGGGGTCTGTCAGAGCTCGAGCCAGAAGCTGCTCTGTCTTGCTTTGCGTCATCGCGAAGGGCAAGCCCATCAGGCCAGAAGCAATACGGCCCACCATCGAATCAGCCGCGGATTGCGGGATTCCCAAGGGGCCAAGGAACTGGCGCACGACGTTCTGAGCGCCGAGGTACTGAGCTGTCGGTGAACCTGGCACGCGGGCCAGCTCTTGAGCGCCTGCGTAGCGAGCCATGTCCTTGCCGATGCCAGTGATCTGGTCCATTTGCGCAGGGTCCATGACGCTCTCCATCTTCGCGCCTGTCATGCCGGTGGACTTGCGTGCTGTTGCGTCAGCATTGCGTAAGGCGTTGGCGTAACTGTTTGCGTTGACGCGGGCCAGGCTGCCGTCACCGAGGTCGGTCAAGGCTGGCAGGGCTTTGTCGCGCAAGGTCTGGCCAATGTCCATCTGGTTAATCGGGCGAGACATTGCTTTGAATGTGTCCAGGCCTTCGCCGTACTTTGGCGATGCCTGGCGCAGGAAGTCCACCAGGTTGCCCTGTGTCTCCATTAAGGCCGAGGCCTCGTTGTTGTTGCCGGCACGCTTGGCTGCGCTGATCATGTCGTCCAAAGACTTCTTGACGTAGTGCAGGCCTTCGACGCTGCCGCCAGGGGCGTCCAGGTTTATGCCCTTCTCGCGTGCGAGGCGCTGAGCATTGACCATCGCAGCCTGAATCGATGGGCGCTGCATGAGCTCACCGACTTGCTTCTCAAGCGTGGTCGTCATGTTCAGGCCGCCTGCGCGGGCCTGGCCATACAAGTCATCCGCGGCCTGGTTGCGCATCGTGTCGTAAAACTCGCGCTTGCCGTCGTTGCCTGCCAGGTCGTCCAAGGTGCTGCGGTAGCCCGCGACCTGTTGACCTCGAGACTGCGCCAACGCGCTAGCCACATCAGGCGAACCGGAGGCCGCACCGCGTTGCAGCTGGGCGATGCCAGGGTCCATCGTGGCCTCGGCCAATGTTGGGGTCACGCCAGGAACGTATTCGACAGGATTGGCTGCAGCTGCACGAACCTTTGCGGGATCGGTAGCAAAGCGGTCCAGCGTGCGCTTCAAGATGCGCTCGCGGCCAGACTGCCACAGGGGCTCCAATGCGGCCTTGCCGCCGCTGTAAGCAGCAGACAGCACCCTACCCCCTACCTCGCCCGCAGTGCCCGCCAGGGCGCCCGTTGTGGCGCCGCCTGACATGTCTTCTGGGGTTGTTGCTGCACCAATGACTGCACCGGACCCTGCTGCACCCGCATACGGTGCAGCGGCCTTGAAAGCGCCGGCAGCTCGAGGAAGCACGCGAGCTCCCGCTTGCACACCCTTGGTGATGGCTTGAGCGCCCTTCAGACCAGGCACAAACGTCAGCGCCGCGTCAGTAAGGCCTTTGCCCCATGAGCCCGCGCTGGTGTCCATCAAAGGCTTGTCCAAAGCCTCGTCGGCCTTAGCTGCTGCCTCGTCATAGTCACCGATGCCAACCATGTTGGCCACGCGTTTGGCTGAGCGGCCAAGGTCAACAAACGACTTGCCTGCACCTGCAAGCAACTTGTCGGTGGTGGACATTGAGCCCACAAGCTCTTTGTTCAGGCGATCGCGCTCAGTGTCGTAGTCAATGTTGCCGTAGAAACGGTTGGCAGGAATGTCGGGGTAATACTTTTTGCGGATCGCAATCAGCAGCTGGTCATCGTTCAAGTCCCCATACATGGGAAACTTCTCGCGCACTTCGGAGACTTTGATTTTGTCCACGATTACCTCCGCAGACCCAAAGGATCATTGTCAGCAGCAGGCGCTCCGCCAGGTGAGTTTTGCGGCAAAGCGCGTCCAGCGCGTGATTGCAACGACTTCATGTAGACGTCGTAGCTGGCCGTCTTCTGTGCAACCAGGCCAGGCTTATCACCCAACTGAGGCACAAGCTCGCGCACCTTTTGTTTTGCTTCGTACTCATTCATGCCGGCGCCAGTAGCGGCACGCAGCAAAGCCTCGGCCATTGAGCTACCTGCTTGAACAAACTTTTGACGGTCCTCGGGTCGAAGCTGGTTGGCAAAGTCCTCGCCAACGCCTGGAATAAATCCAGCAGCCCGCTCGCCAATAGTTGAGTACGCGGCCTGGGGGTTCTTCTTGACCACCGCTTCCATGTTTCGGCGTGCGTTGTCGGCCTGGAAAAACCAGCCCGCTGCCTTGCGCTCATCCTCTGAAGGTTGTGAGCTGCTGGCACGCGGCAGCACCTGGCCTTGATAGGCCATTGGCTGGCCGCTCTGGTCATAGGTAAACAGCTGGCCGTTCTTCTGTCTGAAGATTGGCTCGTTGTTGGGACCGGAGCCCACTTGCGCAGCTTGGCCAGCGCCAAGGCCGCCAGGGCCACCAGCTGCAACCATGCGAGAAGTGTTCGCATTCATGAAGCGAATCTCGTTCATGATCGCGTTTTGAGCCGCCTCAGCGCGAGCCCTCTCTTGCGCTGTCTGCGCAGTCGCGGCCATCTGCTCGTAAGCGCGGGCCTGCTGCATAAGGAACTCAGCCTTCTTGTTCTGAGACACCTCTGGGTCTTTGATGTACTGACCATCTGCCGTGATCATGCCGCTGCCCAACTTCATTGGGTCGCGAGCTGCGGCTGCCTTCTTCAGGAGCTGCTCTTGCACGGGTGCAAAACTTTCGCCGGCATACTGCGCAGCCAACGCGGTCAGCATCGAGCGATCGCCCTGCTCACCGCGCTGCTTGGCAAACGCCTGCAGCTGGCTCATGTCTGGCTCCTGGTCGTACAGATCAGAGCCTTGTTGATACAGCTGAGCGGCTTTGCCGCGCAGCGCTTCAATCGAGTTGGGGAGCATGCCGCCTTGACCAGGCCGCACTGTGTTTGACAGAACGCCGCCGGGCGACTGAATCATCGCCCTCGACTTTTTTAGGAGGCCGTAGCTCGGTTGCTCCTCCTCGTTGTTGAACAGGGTGTAATCGGACATGATTAGTACCCAGCACCAGGCATATCAAAGCCATAGTCTTCGGTGTTCATTGTGCTCATGCCGCCAGCGGCTGGCATTGCTCCTGGCATCCTGCGCTTGCGCAGCTGCTCAAGAGCCATGCGTTGGCGATCGTTCATGCCGCGCATTTGCTGATCAACGCCGCCTTGTGCTTGTGAGGCCAAGTAACCCTGGCCAAGCTGTGCAATGGCCTGGCCGATGCCTGGCGCAACGTAGTGCTTGCCGACCATCTGGCCTTCCATTGACTTGAGGGAGTTGCCGCGCAAAGCGTCAACCATCGCCTGCTTTTTCTTCAGCTCGGCTTCTTCAGGGCGCATTTGGCCCATCTGGACCAGGTACTCAAACATCAAATCGTCATTCATCACAAACCTCCGTAATTCACCATCAGGTAGCCACTGGCGTGACGCTTGACGAGGTCAGGTCGCACCGCTTCAACTTCTTGGGCAATCACACCGCGTTGCGGCATTCCCATCATTGTGTAGTCATAAATTCCCACGCCAATCGCGTGAGTGCCGACGCGCTTGATATTTGACTTCAAGCGACGATCGGAGAACATGAACGCGGCAGATCCAAGCTGTGCGCCAGCGCCAAGCAAGTTGCCAAAGGCAGCGTTTTGCGCGTTGGTTGCACCCAGCTGTGCGTCGTAGCCCATCTGAGTCGCGCCCAGGATGTTGGGCGTCTCTGACTTGGTGGCCGTGTTGAATGAAGGCATGTTTGGCATGTTCACTTGCTGGCCAGACAGCAACGCGTTCATCTCGTTCAGAGACATACCGCGGCGCTGCATTTCCTCTGCAATCGCTTGCTGGCGCAGTTGGTTCTGTGCGTTGGCGTACTGCGTGTTCAAACCAAACTGCTGAGACATCGCGTTGTTTGACGCGCCCATGTTTGCAAGATCCAACGCGTTGGCCTGGCCCAGTGCTTGGTTCTGGAATTGAGCCGCGCCCAGGTTCTGCTGGTAGCCCTGCTGCGCAGTGCCCATCTGCATGTTGTACAGGCGCTGAGCTTCGTTTCCAGCTGTGTCCAAAGCGTTGTAGCGCTCTGCAGACTGACGCTGAGCCATGTTGTTCAGCTCGCGGTCGTAGCCTTCTGTGCCTGGGCGGAAACCCATATTGGAAAGCTTTGTTTCGAGCTGGCGCTGCTGGTAGTCATGCGCGGGCTGCATCTTCTGCATGAGCTGATTGGCCACCGTGTCGCGGTAGGACGAATCAAACTGGGGCAAAGGAGAGCCAAAGTTGAAGCCAGTCGCCAAGCCTTTGGAGTAATCGTTGGTCGAAGTCTGAAGACTGCCAGGTGCATTCACCTGTGCCATCTGAGGCAGATTGGCGTAGTCGAATGGCTTGCTGTACTCATCGGCCACGCGATCCATGAATCCGCCAGCCAGCTGGCTGCGGTCGTTCTGTAGACCGATCTGCGAATCGAGAGCCGACTGCAGGCCAGGCGCCAGCGATGTGTTCTGAGTCCACGTCGTGACGTTCTGGCCAGTCGCTGGATCAACGGACGAATCCGTTCCCCAGCTCTGCGTTCCCCACGGCGTGTTGATCGTGGGACGGTTCGCAAAGTTCTGCGCCGTTGTAGCCTTCTCGGATGCCGCCGCTTGTGCGGTTGCCGCGCCGAGGTAATCAGGCGCTGCTGGTGCTGATGATTTCCCGCCCATGTTCTTTCTCCTTTATCCAGCGACATTCATCACGCCGCATTTCAAACATCACACAGTCAACCGTTTCCGCGATCTGTCTAAATCCCAGTTTCCGGTTCATGCTCAAAGCCTCAGTCAAGTGCTTTGGTGTAAGGCCGTAGACCGCATCCTTCCCGCAGTGCAGGAACGGATACTCAAAAGCCGCACGCCAAAGTGCTCGAGTCAAACCATGCTTGCCGTCAAACGCAACGTGCATCCAGCAAGCATTTTCTGTCCACGCGTTGAATGCAACCGCTGATGCGATTGTGCCGTCATCGCGCATGGCAGCGATCGTTCTGAGATCGCTGCTCCACGGCAAATTTGTATTCCGGTTCATCCATTGCCAGATGACCGGATACTGATCGGGCTGATCAGTAACGATTTTCAAGGCCGAATCCTGTTAAGCCGTTGCAGCAATTCGTATCCGATTGCCTTTGCTGCGTCTTTATTCAAAACGAATTCGCCGTTCTTGAGAGCTGCGTAGCCGTCATCAGGTCCAACAGGGTTGGGCCCTGCCAGGCGATCTGGCGTGACCTTGCCGCCTTTGGCAAATGCCATCGTTGCAGCGCTTTGGTCATCAAAGTATTTGCCGCCGCCATTTGTGCCGCCGCCAAAGTCATATCCAAAGTCGGAGTCTGCGTAGTCGTCTCCACCATCGGAGCCGCCTGAACCGCCGCTCATGCTGTCGATGATGTCTTGAATGCCGTCTGTCGTGCCGTCGTCCTGCATAAAATCATCTTGATCACCAGGTAGGCCAGAATTGATCAAATCCAAGATGTCGCCTGTAGTGCCATCGTCTTGAGGAGATTCCTCATTGGGATCGACAACCTCGATGTCCACTGTTCCCGTTTTTTCTTTGTCGTCTGGATAGACAAGCTGGTCGAGCAGATCAGTGTCAAGGTCTAGGTTGAAGTCGTCGTCGACCGTGTCATCGGTGTCCTCTGTATCGTCGTCAACAACGGTGTCATCGATAACGTCATCAACGACATCGTCATCAACGACATCGTCATCGATAACGTCATCAACGACATCGTCATCAACGACATCGTCATCGATAACGTCGTCATCAACGACATCGTCATCAACGACATCGTCATCGATAACGTCGTCATCAACCACGTCGTCATCAACCACGTCGTCGTCAATCACATCATCATCCACAACGTCGTCATCGACGACCGGCGGGAAAAACGGAGGAACATACGGCGGGACATACGGGGGAACATATGGCGGCGTTGTCTCAGCTCCCGGCAACGTCACTTCAGAGCGAGATCCTTTTGGCATTGTCAAAATCGGAAAGCGATTTGAGCCTGCTGTTGGCTTGCGATTGAACGTGATGCCAGCGCCGTTCGCACGGTTGGCCAACAGTCGGACGCCAGGGTTGTTGCTCGAGCGCTCACCGCGCAGGGCGCTGATCAAGCTAGTCAAGCCAAGGTCATTTCGTGCCGCACCAAAGTTGAGATCGGGCGAGCTGCCAATTAGCTGCAAAGTTGAATCGGGCAACCCGTAGTTGTCTTTTAAAGCCATCACATCACTCCACCAAGTTCAGTCATCACATTGCATGAAGTGAAGACAGTTTGTGGCAGGCCGCGCACCTTCATGCGCAGCGAGCCGTAATACCCAAGACCAGTCGTGCCGGCCCACGCCTGGTAGGTGTTCGTTCCCACCCAGCTGGATGTGTTCCAGACACCCTCATCCCACACGGCGCCGCTGTCTCTCGTAAAGAACGGAGAGCCACCAACATTGCTTACTTGGAACTGCGTGTTGATCTGCAGCTTGATGGCCGGCGCTGCCAATGCGATGAACGATGGCCGCACCATGCCGAACTTCTTGAGCTGCGCGGGCGTGTTAAACGCCTGGAAGGACGTCTGCACGTCGCCCTCGACATAGTTGCCGCCGTCGCCGTTGCCGTCAGCGCCATCCTTGTCGCCAGTCAGGCCTTCGCAGACATAGCCGTCAATCGTTCCAAACAACAGGCGGCCACCAATAATTCCGGCGCAACGCATTGGAATGCCAACAAACTGACACCAGGCGCCTGTGATCACGTTCATCGCGAACTGGCGATACGTTCCACCGTCAGCCGGCAGCTTGATCACCATCACGTCGGAAGACGGGACGACAAAAACGTCGAAATACTTTTCGTTAATCAGCTTGCGCACCAGGGGCGCAAAGACCGACTGGATCTTGGACGCGGGGCCGATCTGCTGGTCTTCGGTGTACTGGCCATTGACCAGCTTGGACATAGGAACCAGGCCCAGCTCGCTGACGATCATCACGTCACCACCAAAGGGGGTGAAGAATGTGCCGTGCTTGGGCACGGGGCCGACGTACCAGACGCCCTTCAGGCTGAACGTATCGGGGCTGGTGGGGTCTGTGCCCTGCCACACGCCGATGTCGCCCTCAGTGCCGACCACGATTAGGTAGTCGTCAATCGAGAAGCCGGCGTCCATCGTCCAATTGATTAGCGCGGAGCAGTAGCCGCCATTGCGCAGGGTTGAGCCCATCGCAAAGGATGTGCAGCCGCCTGTGACGACGTCCACGTTGTCTAGGTAGTAGACGTTCGAATCACCTTCTGCGGTGAACCAGACGCGCTGCTTCCAGACAGCCACGGTGCGCACGTTTGTGGGCAAGCCGGTGGTTGTCGCTGTGCGGTCAACCCATCCTGTGCCGGTGCTGTAAGTCCAGTACCCAGCGCCAGGCGATACGGCCAGCAGGAACGTGTCCGCGGGCGTGGAGAACTGAGTGGTCCACCACTCGTCTGCATCGCTTCCAGTGCCCGTCACGACCTCTACAGGAGCACCTGGGTCAGTTACGTCATAGATGTTGCCGTTGGCCGCAATGAAGCGCTTGTCGTCAGCGTTGACGGGCGCCTTGTAGCCAAAAACCGACTCAATCGGGACTTCTAGGGAATCGGTGTAAGAGAACCAGCCCTTGCGCAGCTCCACGCCTTGCTGGCGTGGAATGAAGTTGGTCAGCGCCAGCGCGTCTATCGGTGACATGGCCGCGATCGGGTCGCGGAAATTCAGGCCACCAGTTGGCGCGGGAATGACTTGCAGCTGCGCAACTTGTGAGGCAGCCGCCCTTCTAGGTGTCTTGAAAGGCTTGAGAGGCACCAATGGCATGATCAGACTCCATATCCAGTGTCTGGCGTGTTCGTCAGAGGTTGGATGTAGGGGAATCTGAAATCGCGGGTCATTGAAAGGACCGGCGCACCTTTGGCTGCCCCCTTGCGGTTTTCGAATGAGAGCTGGAAGTCACGCATCGCTGCGCTCGAGTCCAGGCCCTTCATCTCAAGCCACTTCACGCGGGTGTACAGCGTGATCAGCGTGGCATCGAGCAAAGCCACGTCACCGTTTTTGGTGATGCGGTTCTTGTACAGCGTCGGATCATCCTGGTCGCGCACCCATGCCTGGGACATGTAGAACACGTTCATGATCTGAGGCGAATTTGGCGGGGCCAAAACGTAGATCATGTTGTCGCGCACCTGCCAGTAGAACGACAGCGTGGGCAGCGTTGTGCGGATCAGCAGCTGCTGCCACATCTGTGGCGACACAGGGCCGAGGGACGGGAACTGCGTTGTCGCGTTCCAGTTGGTCTGGTCGATCCAATCAAAGAAGTCCTCGGGCAGAGGAAAAGCCTTTTCCTTCTGGTTGTTGGTGTCTGCAGTGATTGGGATCTGGTAATTCTTGATGAGCTCCTGCCAGTCGTACATGGTCAGGAGTTCAATGCCGGCCATGTTGGCGGCCTGCACGAACTGCTGCACCGTGGGATCAGCATCACCCGCGGGATCGTTGGGGACGGGGAAGGCCACCATCGAGGCCACGTTCTGCACGATGGCCGAGAGGGTCGATTCGTTAACGATTTGAAAGGCCATCCCCTACTCCTAATTACTCGACGTCAGCTGTTGCTGGCGCTACGTTGCGCTTGGCGGGCTTGGCACTGGCTTGCAGTGCCTCGACCATCGTGCGCAGGTTCTCGATCTCCGCGTCGCGCTTTTGCAGCTCGGCGTTCATCTTCTCGATCGGGGCGTTGTTGGCCGCGACCTCCATGAATGCCTTGGCGCGTTGCTTGTCTTGCTGGAAGGACATGAACTTGCCGCCCAGGTTGTCATTCGCGTCAGCGAGCTGCTCGACGGTGATGATCTTGAAGAACTTGTATTCCTCAACTTTGGACGCGTTCATGCCAGGCAAGGCGCTCAAGGGAGTGCCGGTGACAGCTTCTTCCTGGCCGGCTTTCCACTTGTTGTATCGCTCCTGAAAGCGAAAAACGTCCTGCTGACTCAGAGGACGCTCAATCACTGAGGACTTGTCGCCCGGCACATGAATGCGGACGTAATCGACTTCTTCGTACACAGCGCGGCCAGCTTCCCGGCTTTTGCCAGGTTGCATGACAGGTTTGCGGAAAAACTCGACGTAGAGCTTGTTATCGGCGGCAAAGCGAGTCTCGTCCGGTTTGGAAAAGTCGCTAGGCTCGTCGAAGATGGTTGGTGTCGTGGGTTGCATCTCTTTACCTTTTTTTTATGAAACGTTGGTCTCGATCTTTAGATCGGTACCAGGGGAACCACCGATGCGTGAACCGCCGATGGATGCACCGTCAACGCCTGTGAGGCCGATGCCTTCACACACTGCGCCGGTGTCTTGGGACGCTGCCGTGTCAACGACCGCGGGAGCTGCTGCAGATACTGCTGCACCATAAGTTGCTGCCATGATTTTTTCCTTTAGTTAAAAAACCCGAGGGGTTGTGGGTCTCCCCAGTCCCTCGGGAAAGGGAGACCCACGACGGCCCACCAAATTAGTTTTGGATACGACCTTGGAACTGAGCACCAGAGGTGGTCAGGTTGCCGGCCCAAGCCAAGATCTGAACTTCAGCGTCCTGGTTGATGGCATAGCGACGGTTGGGGCTCAAAGGAACCATGTTGCGGTCCTTGTGAGGGCGCCACTTGATGTACTTGCTGTTGAGCATGAAGCCGGTGTTGGCAGGGCAATAGCCGCCGATACCGCCGTCCAGAACAACGTCAGCATCCATGAACTTCAATGTGGGGAAGCCCAAATTGCCAGTCTCAGGAGACGTGAAACGCTGCTGAGCCTGCAAGCTGCTCATGTAGTAAGTCCAGTAGTTGTTGTCCAAGACGATCAAGTCAGGACGATCAGTACCGCGAACCAAAGAAGACCACAAAGAGTTCAACGCGGCCTGCATAGTGGACGCGCTGGGCGTCACGCTTTGAGCGCTGAAGTCGTACAGCTTGGAGCGCCAGAAGGTCCAAGTTGCGCGGTTGATGCCACCGTAAGTGCCAGTTGTCGGATCGGCAGGCACAGCGGCGTTCAAGCCAGTGACTTCCTTACCGCCAGAGCCAGTGCCGTCTGAGTAGATGGACTGAGCAAGCTGGTTCACCATCGTGGATTCAGCCACGTTCAAGCGAGCTTCGAGCAAGTCGATGAATTGCTCTTTGCCGCTGTTTTGCAACATCTCGAGGCCAGACATCACGACGGGCACTGCGTACTGCTTGATTTGGAATTCAGCAGCAGAGATGACGTCTTGAGCAGCCACGGGCAGCAAGTCGTAACCTGAGTAGAAACCGCCGTTCGCGTTTTCAGCGAATGAAAGTTCTTCAAAGATTGTGTTACCACCAGAGATGGTTTTGACGTTGCCGCGTGTGTTCAAACGGGACAACAGGGCGTTGTTTTTAGTAACGTTGTCAGCGATCTGACGTGTGCGTGACTGGATCGTCGTTGCGACGATGTCACTTACATTTGGAAAAGACATGATGACTCCTTCATCTGAGTTAAAACGAGCTTGCGCTCACCTTTTTCAGATGCGCCTACGCGAACCTTTCACAGTCCGACTTCGTCGTAGGTGGGACACCGAGGGCGTCTCCTAGGATCATGCGGTGGCTGGGGTGCTTGGGCACACCAGTCAAGATTGCTCTCGACATGGTGTGATTATGGCATCAGCGTGAGGTCATCGTGATGGCAGCCTCGATCGCAGAGCGCACGTCGGTGCTTTCTTGCCTCAAGGCGCCCATTGGCGCGGAGCCAGAAACCTGCACGGCAACCGACCTGGCCTTCTGCGCTGCGCTGGTTGTTTGCTGTGCGCCCCTGGCCTTGGCGCGTTGGGAGATCACAGAGCGCACGTTGTCGTTCATCAGGCAGGCCTTCTTGTAAGCGTCCTGCAAGGACATGTTCTGGCCACGTCGTTGAGCTGCTTCGATGATGTCGGCCATGTCTTCGCGCACGTCGTTGCCAAACTCGGCACGTTCCAGGAACGTGGATACCTCGGTCTGAGCAGCCTGCGAGGCTTGCTGCTGCTGCGCAAACTGGGCCTGCTGGAACTGCGTGAGCATGTTCTGCATCGGCGCCAGGCGCTGGTTGAGCACCTGTTCCATCGCGACCTGCTGCGGGTCCTGGCGCGGTGTCTGGCCAGCCAGGGCGCTGTCGAGCATGTCGATGAAGCCATTGCCAAAGCGGCCAGTGCCAAACTGATTGACGATGCCGGCCACCAGCTGCGCGAGCTCGGGCGCCGTGCCGGTGCGCAAACGCGCCGCCGTGCCCATCAGGTTGTCGATCGCCTGCAGCGGGTTGCTGTTCTCGGCCTTGATGAATGCCTGGTAAGGCTCGATGGTCTTCATCACGGCCTCGGCAGTCTTGCGAGCCTCGGCTGTTTCCTGGAGCGTGCGTGCGACCTCGGTCTCGCGGCGTTGGATTTCAGCGCGGACAGGCTCGGGCAATGTGCCCCAATGCTCGCGGATGTCAGGGCGCCAGGACGCGGGGGCCCTTTCACCTGGCTGACGCGGCTGGGACTTAGGCCCAGCCTGCACACCCTCGGGTTTCTTAAATTTTCCTTGCTCGTCTCTTTCCGGTTGTTGAACAAGCTCGCTATCAACGGGCTTGTCCTCGGAAAGTGCATTCAAATCCTGCGATGCGGCGGGATCTGCTGCTGGCTCAGAGGAGGCTGCAACGGGCTCGCTGGATTCGACCAGGTCCGGGGCCGATACAGCCTCGGGTGCTGGCACTGTTTTCAGCGGCTCGTCTGCTTTTTCGAACGCGGCCTCAAGGGCATCGCGCATGGTTGTCGTGGGTTCTGACATGGGGAATTACCTGTTTTGAAGTTTATGAATTGCGCGCTCTATGTCGGCACGCTTAAATGAACCGCCCTCGGTCATGTACCGCTCGCGGCTTTCTTTGGCTTTCGCCCAAGATCCTGTGAAATCGTCCATCGTTGTGAGGCCCTTGGCCTTCATGTACTCACGATGCTTTGTGCGCGAGGAGATGTCAGTGCCGTCTGGCGCCTTCATGCCCGCGTAGCTGCTGTCGCCCCACAGGGCGCCAGAGTCGGTGCGCAGCTCAGGTTGGTAGTCGTCGGTGATCTCGATCAGCTCACCCGTTTTTCGGTCTTGAATCCAGCGTCTTCTAGTCATGTTGTGATAAACTCATCAGTGATTGAATGGCCCAATGGAGCAATTATGAAAAATCAAGTTGTGATCGTGACCGGAGACCGCGTGCTGCGGGTCCCTCACAAGACCTGGGAAGCCTTCTTGCAGGCTGCCTCTCTGATCGTTGACACCGGCGACATGTACCCTCACCTGCAAAAGCAGCTCGGCAAGAAGGTCCTTGACGACGTCAAGGCCATGAAAGGCGAGCTGGACGATCACTGCAAGTCTTCCTGACCGTTCATTGACGCAGCGCCTGCGCCGACCAGGCCTGCAGCGCCCACGCCGTACAGTGGGTGCGTGCGACGCACCAGGCTGTCGCGCACGACTTCTTCAGGCGTCTTGCCAGTAACTCGAGCTGTGCGCTCGATCGCCTCGTTGACGTGCTGGATCATTGGCTTGCCACTGCTGCCCTTTGCGCCTGCCCAGGCCACGTCCTGGAAGTTGACAGGCTTGACGCCCTGGGTCTTGGCCACGTCGTTCAAAACCTGCTCCATCACGCCGTAGGAATCACCAGGCGGCACAACCATGCCGGGCTTGTACAAACCGCTCATTTGCTCGTCGATCGTTGGGCGATCGAGGTGGCCCATAAAGTTGGACGCAAAGTTGAATCGCTTGGGCGTGTCGGTCGTTAAGCCGGCGCCCTGGTTGATTACCTTGTCGTACATGGCCATGTTTCCGCTCGCGTAGCGGCCACCGATCGGATACGGCATTTCATGCGCAGCCTTTGGCATTTCCTTGCCACCCTTGCGCAAGAAGTTGCCGTAGTAGGACATCAGCAAGTTGGCCGTGGGATCGGCTCCACCAGTGGTGGCCGCCATCGCGACAGGGAATGCCTCCTTGTACTCAGAACGTCCCACTTTGGGGCCGTACTCTTTGATAAATTCCTTCTCAAGCTGGCCGGTGGCGTACCAGTCCTTCGTCAGCGGGTCCTTGTTGCCGCGGAGAAACGCGGCCTTGAGGTTCTCGCGAATCTCTGGCGTGTCAAATTCCTGCTTCCACTTGTCAATCGTGGCCTGCTTTTTTGGCAGCGCATCGGTGACAGTCGCGCCCTGCAATGGGTACTTGCTGGAATCGGCATAGAAGCGCTTATCGACGTCAAAGTAGGGCGTGTAGTTGCCCTTGTCGATTTCCTTCTGAGCGGCCTTGCGAACCTTCTCAACGGCCAGCGCCTCGGCAGAATTTTCTTTCTGCAAAAACTCTTTGCCTGTCTTCTTGTCTTTGGCCAGCACGGCAGGCGCTGTGTCTGGATATTGCTGGGCGATCTTGGCTCTGTCATAGCCAACGTCGTCGGCCTTGCTTGCCGCGGCCTCGAGGGCCTGGCGAATCGATGGCGTCGCCTCCTCGGCTGCCTTGGCGCCCTTGCGCAGTTTGTTGACGCCCTTGGTCACGCCGCCCACGACTGGGATCATTCCCAGGCTTGAAAGCGCCATGCCCAGCTTGTCGTCTTCGCGCCTGGCACGCTCAAAATCGCGGCCTGATGTGGCCGTGCCGACCACCGGCACAAAGCCCGAGGCGATGTCGATGGCCGTGTCGGCCAGGTCACCGTCCTGGGGGCTGTCTAGGGAAACAAATTTGCGTGCGCGGTTGCGCAGCTCGTTGATGATTGCCTGTGCGTCCATCTCTCACCTCACTTGAGCATGCGAAGTTTGTACAAAGTCGTCTGGTACAGCTTCACGATCTCATCGATCGTGTTCTGCAAAGAGGTCTCGTCTTTGTCGCAGACCTCGTAGCGCTTGCGCTCAATCCACTCAACCTGCATCTCGAGCTCGCCCGCGATGTCCTTGTCGGTCTCTGCGGCCTCTACCTTGGGCGCCATGCGCTTCTCGTAGTAGCCCTGGTACTGCTCGACAAAGCCGTCAACCAGGTCACCGATGCCGTCGTAAAACTCGCCCAGCGCCATGTGCTTGGAGAAGCTGTCGGTGGCCCAGTGAGCCACATGGCCCATCGAGCGGGCCTTGAGCAATAAGCTCACAAAATCGTCTGCGACTGTCATCTTTCAAGCTCCTTACTGCATTGGTCCGCCGGCTTGCGGCATCTGTGGCACTGGGGCCGGCATCTGTGGCTGCGCGGGTGGCAGCTGGGGCTGAGGCTGCAGGATTCCCATCGCACGCAGCTGGGCCTCCTTGGCCGTGGCCTCCATGTTGGTGTTTTTGGCCTTGGCCATACGCTCTGCCGCACCGGCCTGCTTCTCGGCCACCTCGGCGTCCTGCATGGGGTCCGGTTTTGGCTGGGGCATGCCCTGCTGCTTGAGGGAGGAGATGGCCTGGTCCAAAACGCTCTCGATCTGCGTCGAAACGCGAAACTTGGAGACGCTCCACTGGAGCAAAGACATCAGCACAGGGGCTGCAGCCGGTACGGCCTGGGCCATTGGCGACACCTGGGAGATGAACGCGCCCAGGCCCTGCATGAACTGCACGGCTGCGTCACGTTCTGCTGCCCAATCCAACGCGGCCATCGAGTCGGCTTCGATGTTGATGCGGTACTCGTTCATTTCCTCGTCTTTGAGGAGCTGAACGGCCTGCATGGCCAGCGCTGCATCGGGCGTGCGCTCGATGTTGCTGCGCTTGATGATGGTTTCAGGCTGGTAGTGCTTGCAGATGATCTCAGCCTTGATGCGCAGGGCCTGCGTGATCCAGTCAGCGATGTAGAACTGCTTGAGCTGGATACGCGTCGAGCCAAACTGAGCCTTGATCTGCTGTGCAGCCGCGGTCTCAGAGGCCTTGGAGCTGCCGCGCATGATGTCGGAGATGCCCAGCACCTCGTAGATCTGCGTGACCTTGTCCTGGCGGTACTGGCGTAAGTGGTCAATTGCATTGACCACTTGGTCGATCGGAATCCAGTCCACTTGGCCCTTGATGCCGCCCTTCTCAGCGAACATCGCCCAGTTGTCAACGGGGATCATCTGGTTTTCAGAGCCCTGGTTGAACACGCGCTGGATGCCCTCGGCGCTCTTGTCGTACACACCGACCACTTTGGCGGCTCGAGTGAGCCAGGTGATGCGGGTGTTGATCTCGTCCAGCTCGTTGAACTGGTCCTGAGCAAAGATGTAGTCGGCCCGAGGCATGAAATTGCTCGAGGTGACGTTGGCCACCAAAGGTTTCGGGCAGGGGAAGAAGCCATCGAGACCCAGTGGGTCGTCTTTGACGTCCAGGATGGTGTCGCAGCTCTTGGCGTACCAGTAGACCTTGCGCTTTTCCTTGCACCAGATCTCGAAGACCTCGGCCTTGCTCCAGGGGTCATGCTTGGGTGACTGGTCGTTGACCTGGTCCTTCTTGCTGTAGTTGCCCAGGGGCACTTGCGCAGCGATCTTTTCGCCAAAACGCGCAACCAGCTGGTCTTTGGTCATGAACACACGACGCGCAACCCAGCGCACTTCGTGCCAGGTGCGGGCGGGGGAGTAGAAAAAGTCCTCCCAGTAGATGTAGTCGCAGGGGGCGTCTTCGTTGACGATGCGCTCGGCCTCTTGGGCGGGGCTCAGCTCTTGGCCGTACTCGTCAAACACCGCGGGGATCTCGTAGGGCTCGGTCTCGACCTCGTAACGCAGCCAGATCTGGCCACAGCCGACCACCAGCCAGTCCTCAATGCCCTGGCGCACTGCCGAGTCCCAGGCCGAGACGTTGTCGTCAAAGGCGCGGTTAAGCAGACGCTGAAGCATCGTCCCGGATACGCGGGCGACGTCGTCGTCATAGTCCTGGAAGGAACGCGCCACATCGGCCTTCGGTGGCCGTGCGTAGAGCATGGACAGCAAGACCTGCATCGTTGACCAGAACAGGTTGACCTTGCTCTCGTCTTTCGCATACGCGTCGCGCTTGTCCAGGTAGCGCTGCGTGATGCGGTTCGCGTCCTGGTGAAACTTCAGCAGCTCCTGCTGTGAAGATTGAATCTCGGTCTGCCACTTCTGGGCCAGACCGACTGGTGTGTTTGCGAAGTCGCTTTCGCTTGTAATCGATGCGCTTGTACTCATCATCCAACCCTTCCAGACTGCACCGCTTGGCAGTCCCAAATGTCATTAAGTGCAAAGGCGTAGCTCGCGCCACCTTTGGGCAGTGATGAGATTGTAGTAACACGGCTCGATTTCCTCGACGTCGGACGCGCAGCAAGGGCCAGGTAGCGAAACGAGTCCGAGGCGTGCGAGTGCTGGTCGTGCTTGGGCCTGTTGCGGTAGGTCTGCGTCTTCTCGTCCCACTCGCGCATGTACGCACGCAGGTGCTCGAGGCCCTCGTAGGTCTTCTCCTCATCGAAGTAGCACTGAGGGATCACCATCCTGGCCGCCTCGATGCCGTCCTGCAATGACATCTCGGGCACCAGGTTGGGCCGGATGCCGTTGGCCAGGAACTGCTCGATGATCGACTTGCCGGTCTGCAGCGACTTAGCGCGTGCGTCGTGTGGCAGGAAGATGCCCTTTGGGTTGACCAGGTAGGGCCGGCTCTTGACCCAGTCGATGTAGAACTGGATCGGCTGGTTGTCGTCCTCCATGAAGTCAACAATCCGAATACCGTCACGCGTTTCCTGCCAGCCCCACCAGGAGCAGCTGTCGGTGTAGCCAAGGTCAGCGACCAGGTTCACAGGGAACGCGGGATCAACCGCGTGCTTGCCGATGCGGCCCTCGGCGTAGGCCTCACCGATCTGCTTGGCGAAGTAGGCGCCAGGCACGGCGGCATCAAAGCTGCACTCGTACTCGACCAGGAACGCCTCCTCGGTCATCTGGGCTTTGGCGTCGCGCAATTCATCGGGGTGGATGATCCCGGTCTTGGACGCGGGGAGCTCGAGCAGCATGTGCGTCTGGGGATTCATCCGCGCTTCTTCGCGCAGGTTCCAGAACATGTTCTTGCCAGCGGGCGTGCCGGCAAAGATCGCCCAGCCGCGGCGGTCTGACAGGGCTGGACGCAAAACCTTGTACCAGGCACTCGGCCTGATCTGACCGACCTCGTCCAAAACTACGCCGTCAAAATACATTCCTCGGAGCGCATCGTAGTTATCGGCTCCCGCGACGTAGATCGTGGACTCACCGCCGTGGCCGTTGTTGATCGTGATCTTGAGCTCGCTCTCGTTGGGCGGCTTGCTCCACATCGGACGCGTCAGGTCCTTGAGGTAAGTCCACGCCACACGCTTGGCCTGGTCACGCTGCGGGGCCATGTACGCGAACTGGGGTTTGGGTAGCGCCGTCTCGAGCGCCCCGATCACCAGGTCAGCGCACATCGCCACCGTCTTGCCGCAGCGCCGATGCGCCACCACACAGACCCAGCGCTTGTCGCGGTTGTGCAGCGGCGTGAAGACGCTGCGGGGGACGTACTCGTTGAGGTTCACTTGGTGAGCCTCTCGAGCTCGCGGTCAACGTACCAGCGGGCTTTTTTCAGGTCCTCGATCGCGTTGTCGTTCTTGAGGCCGGCTCGCCAGATGTACTTCACCGCGTTGCCCAGGCAGAAGTTCATGTGCTCCGTGATCTGGATGCATTCGACGCCCGAGGGGTGCTCGGTGTAATGCGAGGGGTGGTTGACGGGGTCGTGGTCATTGAGCGCGTCACTCAGCCTGGGGACTTCGATCTTCTCGAAGCTGGGCGCAAACATGCAGCCGGGCTTGTGGGCCTCAATGGGGGATGTCTTGCAGTCTGGGCAGTGCCATGGACCTAGGGGTGGTGTCGTGGTCATGTTGCGGTTTCCTCATCATGTCTTTTTTGGGTGGTGAATTTTGGTGGGGGGACCCTTTCTTT